TGTGCTGGTAAAAATAGTAGCCTTGAAGTTGAATTTGTTGTTTTAAGTGAGCTGTCCCGTGGTGGAGGAGGTGCCCAAAAGAAAAAGAAGCGCAGCCAGACTAAGGTTTGGGTGAAGAAACAAACCCCTATTGTGGACTGTGGGTTTGTCTTCCCTAAATATGGTCCTGGTGGTGTTATTGACCTCGGAACCTACTTCAACAAGGAGTCTGATATGTGCGGTGTTGCATGTTTATACAATGCATTCACCACAGCTTACCCTAAAACAAAGTGTGATCATGAACAATTCATCACGCTTATAAACGAATTAGCAGGCATGTTTGGTCATGAACTTGGTAGCCTTAAAAACATTGATTGTAAGAGAATATCACTTATTGGATCTTTACTCTACATTCCTGTCAATTGTTGGTTGGTTACTACGGTAGATGGCAAACATACCTATACTCAAACTCAAAGGGCGAATTACCCAATTAACAAGAAGTTTAAATTTAATCCTACTGTTAATATCATTAATGCGAATCATCATTGGATGTTGGCTGACTATAAGATAAGTGGTGAGACATTACAATCAGATGAACATCGATTTATTTTGAACTTACCTACTATCCGTGGTTGGGCTGCAGCTCATGATCCAGATGTGAATAGTGGATCAATTGTTCCTAGGATTAAGAAGCTCTCAGATTCTACTATTGCTTTTATCCACCAAGTTTACTATGGCGTAGACCGTGCATACTATTATTCTTATTTGAACAACGATATCAATTGGGCGATGAGGCTCCCACCATCCGAATTCCTTGCAACTGAAGATTTCATATTCAATGAAATGATAGCTCAGTCAACTCTTTTGATCGAGTCTAGGGAAATTGGTACTTGGGGCATGTATAGCCAAATAGCATATAACGAGCAACAGCGACTCGTGTTGAATGAATTGGATGATGGATCATACACGTTGCATGTTAACAATTTAGTTTCTCACCCAGATACGGAGGTTACTGAACAGCAAGTCACTGATTGGGTTAAAGGTGCGGTTCCTGAGGAGAAGACTACAGCAACTGCCAGCGTAGTCACACCTACCAGTCAAGATGTGCAGCCTGCAAAGCAATCACACGTTCCTACGGTAATCTTGCGCAATGTTAACGATAATGAAGTCACCGTTGATGATGTCATTGCTCCACTCACTGAGATCAAGTATGATCAGGGTGAATTGGTTTCAATGGTGGACCTCAGGCATTTCTACGCCAACTTGCAGCGACAATTTCATGACAATAAGTCTCACCATGCGAGAAGGACTCGGTCTCTAATTCTTGATGGTGTTGTCAACGCAAACGGGATACCCTCCTCAATTAAACGTGAGGCTCCTGTGAACCACAAACCCGCTTATTCAAAGATGATTAACGACGTTGGTTATGCTGCTTTGATTTTCCACTTTCATCGCGTTATCTGGATCGAAACAGTTACTGCAATGATCAAAGCAACACCACACATGAAAACTCGCAGAATTGCACTATTAACCTCAGCACTAAACATCTCTAAGGTACCTTCAAAATTTGTTCGATTTTTGATTTGTGATAATAGTACAAATCCGGTGTTTAATTTCAAACTTTCGTATCTCTCAGACAACGCTTCTGATCTGCCAATTCGTATTGCTGATTTGAACGGTGTAATTTACAGTGATATTTTGAGGGATATTAAATGTGTCAAATCAAGCGGTCGGTGTATCTCATCTTTAACAAGCAATCCAGCTTTCTTCTATGCCATAAAATCCTTAGGATGCGGAGAAAAATATGCTGGACATCTCCATAAAAAGAGTCTTCATGGAGATAGTAGGAGATTAGTATTTGCGAAAGACGAGGATAAGTTAGTCGCATATCCTCTTAAAACAATTAAATTTACAGTGGATCGTAGCGTGATAAGTGAAAGACTCGCCAAAATGATCTATGGCTTTGAAAATGATGATATGGTGAATGATTCTTTCGCCCAAATATCGTTACCCAAGGCTCTCGAAAACAATGTTAATCCGGTTTATGACACATGTAGGAATAAGATCTTAAGTCCTTATGTCGCCCACAAAGAAGTAGCAGAGCAAGAGAGAGTTAAGGAGATTATCTGGGCCATTGATGATATAACAGACTTCACTCCTTTGCGCAATATTTTAACTTGTTTTAGACCTAACCAAAAGAAATCAACCTACACAACACCCAAAAAGGTAACAACCCCTGTGACACCGTGCAAGAACATTCACCACATGAATGACAAAGACATGAAGGACACTGAACTGCATACAACGACCATTACAAGTGTCATACCTTCAACTAATCCAATTGTACACAGTTCATTATGGAGCAAATTCAAGAGAGTGTGTGCTTACTCTTCAGGTGTACTCAAATGTATCTCCATTCCTTTGTGCTTTGTATCCCCTTGTTTTGGGGCTGGTTTATGTGCTACATCGTTGTGCTGCGATGGAGCCCTTGTCACAACTCAAGCCGCTCATGAAAGTCTAATTGAAAAGCAATTCACCACCCGCAGTGAAGAAGTGCTATTTGATATGACCTTAATCCGCAACATGCCACGATGGAACAACTACAATTCATTGGATCAAACCCG